GTTTCTTGCTTTTGCCAATCCAAATTTGACACTTGTAAAAGTGTATGAAAAGTATGAAAAATTTGTAGGTGGGGCAGAAAGTAAAACTATTGCAAAAATCCAGGTTAATTCTTCAAGAACTACTAGCAGTGGAAAAGGAGCAGGCAAAATTGATAGAGGTTTAAGTGGTCTTACATCAGATCAAAAAACCATGCTAGATACTTTTAATAAAAAATTTCCAAATATGAGAATGACAGCACAAGAATATAAACAAAATTTAAGATAAGGGAGGAACAAAAATGAATGTTATTTATGATGTTAATGGCTCTCAGGTAGCAGGTGAGAGAGAGTACGATATTGCAGCAACTACCGTTATTCAGATGAACCAAGTAGTAAAACTCGTTAATGGAAAAGTTGTTTTAGCTTTAGTTGGCGAAACAAGTCCTATTCTCGGTCTAGCTTTTGAACCGCATATAGGTGTCGGTGATGCTTTAAATATTAGATCAAATGGTACAAGGATTAAAGTTATTGACGCACCACAAGCAATTTATGAGTGTGCTACTCCACAATCTACGGCTACAAGTGGAACTACTACAACTCATTGTGACACAACTATTGAATCCTTCGCAAACAGTGATTTCATAGGCGGTTACTTGAAGTTGATGTCCAAAGGTGTTATTAGTACAAACAATGACCCATTAGGAACTATTTACACTATCACAGGTTATACCGCAGCAACAGGAACATTCACATTCACTAATATGCAGGGAGGCGCAGCAAGTGGAGCAGTAACAGCAGGCGATATTATGTTTGTTTTCCCTCCTATAGCTTTTGCAAAAGGTAATCTTGATGCTAATATTTCCAACTTAGTGTTAACAGCAAACGCAGCTTTACCTTTTAGAGTAGCAAATTTTGATCTAGTAAGAAACAAGATACAACTTGAAGCTTCGTTACATCAATTAGCAAATAAATTTAGTTAAGGATGGTGATCATTAATGCCTTCAAATATTAATGCAGCGTGGAAAAACGATTTGTTCCCTCTTATTGCAAAGACATTCGACTACACATATGAAAATTATACAAATATCATCAAACAGGTAATGACCGAGGAAGATTCAAAGACACCCGACTACAGACTTGAAGGAATGGGCGGATTTGGCGAACTTCCTAACTACGACGGTGCCAATCTTATTCAGTTGAACCAAAAGAGAGGATTCGTCACAATTCTACAACCACAGGAAAAAGGAGCAGCTATTGACCTGCAGATCAGATATAAAAACATGGATAAAAGTGGTCAAGCAAAGAATGTAGGTAAAAAAGCGGCTCTGTCTGCAGCTATGACAGTTTATCTTTCTTGCCTAAGATTATTCGGTAATGCGTGGAACCCAGCCGTATTAGGTGGAGATGGCCAACCCTGGGCGTCTTTAGTTCATCCTATAGCTTCAAAAGGTGACGCAAACGGTGTATCAATCATTGATCCAGATTCAGGTACCTTCTCCAACTTAATCACAAACAAATTAAGTGTAGCCGGTATTACTAATGCTCAAATTCTTGCTAACAGATATGTTACACCAGATGGCTTACCATTCATGTGTGATATGTCCTCAAATGGTTTACTTATGGTTTCTCCAGAGCTTGAGCCACTTGCTAAAGAAATTTGTGGAACAAATGGCAAAATGATTCCTGAGCATTTACCACAGTCAGCAGAAAATGGTGCTAATCCAGTGTATGGCTTACAGTACATTGTAATCGGAGGTGGTAAAGATGGTTTTGCAGCTCCACAATGGGGAATTGCAGATAAGACTTTACTTCCAGAAATTGCTAAGATCGTATATGTAGAAAGAGCTACAGTTCTTCAAACTGACCTTGATAACCCACTCATAGCTAGATATGTACCATATGTAGACTATTCAGTTGGTTTTGGTGATGCCAGACCCATTATATTCTCAAACGGAACGGTGTAGAGGGGGTATAACTTATGTCTAATAATTACAGAGGCACAAACTATAAATATGGTATAGAAGTCGGGGACAAGGCTATATATCAAAACGTTGTTTTAGCTAAAGCCTTACAGGTATACAGTATTGCACTTTCGCCAGCTCAAGTTGCGGCTAATACAACCGTAGAGCAAACATTCACAGTTTTAGGTTTAGGTGCAAGTGATGTTCCTTTAGACATTATTAAGCCTACTTGCCAAGCAGGTTTAGGACTTGTTGGGTACAGAGTGGTAGGAACAAATACATTAGCTATATGGTTTGCAAATACAACAGTAGCAGCAATTACACCAACACCAGGAGAAATATATACTGTTCCAGTTCTCGCATTAACTTAAAAGGGGGAGATTTTATCCCTCTTTTTTTTCTTTTATAAGGAGGTTTTATTATGGATAATAGGCAGTTTGCAGAAAATCAAGCTGGTTTTAATGGATCAGAGTTTATAAATGATGCTTTACAACATAATGCTTTACCTAATTGGTTTTACTGTAATTTAATATTTACTGCGGCTACGGTAATTGCGGCTATAACACCAGCACCAACAGGAAACACGCTTGTAGGTACGACAATAGCGGCAGGAGTTATAATACCAGGAAAGTTCACAAGTATTACACTAACAAGTGGCAGTTTAATAGCTATTAAAGGTATGTAAGGTAGGTGAGATAAATGAATTTAACCTTATTAGATACTAAAGTTTTACAATTAATCAATCAATACAGCACAAATGGCAGCATAAACCCTTTTACG